ATCCAACATGCGCTGATTTTGGAGAGTTAGGAACTTGGCCTAACTGTTATCCACCTGGAGAAAACCCTACAGTAACTCCAGCAGTAACCCCAGAAGTAACCCCAGGGGTAACACCTGGAGTAACGCCTGGAGTAACGCCTGAAGTAACCCCATCAGTAACACCTGGAGGATTCAGTTTTACTCCAGTGTTTATGAGATCTCTAGCGCCTATGACTAAGGTTAGAATGGCAGACGGATCTTTGAAGGATGCAGAAGATATTTATGTAGGAGATGTGCTTATGTCCGTAGAACTTCCAGGATTTGCAGACTCTTATACAACAGAAGAACTAATGTCTTGGGTATCAACTCAAAACATAACCGAACTACCTTTGACAACTACGACTGTCAATAAAGTAGAAGTTTATCCTTCTGCACAGGTTATATCTGTAAATGAAGACGTATTTTCTCCAAACCACTTAATCTTAATTAAGAGAGATCAAGAAATATCAATGAAGAAAACATCAGATCTTCTAATAACAGACTTAGTTTGGGACCTTGAATCAGCGGGATGGAAAGAAATAACACTATTAGAAATACACGATTACAACCACACAGTTATCACCATAAATTGTGAACCAAATGACTTATTCTTTACACAAGGTGCTTTGACACATGATGGAAATCAATCACAACCTATTCAAGAATAGTGTATAATTTTATATATGACAAGTCGTATAGAAAAAATAAAAGAAATAATTGAAGCCAATAAAGCATCAGCAGTAGGCCCATTAGACATATTAAATCCAAATACAGAGTGGGTAGACGATGATTTATATAATGAAAGGTATTCCTTATGCCTATCTTGTCCAGAATTAATAAATTTAACAAAACAGTGTAAAAAATGTGGCTGTTTCATGACGGTAAAGAGTAAGATGAAGATAGCAACATGTCCGCTAGGAAAATGGTAATGACTATTGAAGAAAACCCATCAACTATTGCATGGGTAACCTTGACAAATGGAAGAAAAGAATATTTTGAAAAATCAAGACCTTCTTGGTACCAAAAAATGCATGGAAATATAGTTGAAGAGATAATCGTTGACACTTCAGGAGATTCTGAGTATTTTGATTGGCTAACAAAAAATTACCCTAGCGCTAAAGTTATTCCATTAGGCAAAACAAGTTTAAGTTATGCAAAATCTGTAAAGTTTTTGCTTGATGTATGTTCATCAATAGATTGTGACTATATATTTCATTTAGAAGATGATTATATTTTAGAAAAAGACATTGTTCTTGAGGATGCAATTGATATATTAAAAGAAAACGAAAATATTGTTCAGGTTCATTTTATAAGACAGCCATGGATTCAAGAAGAAATAGATGCAGGAAGTGTTTTAAACTATTGCAAAGGTTTTGGTATTTCTATGGATGAAAAACAAAACAGCAAATCTTCGTGGGTTGAGCATACTTGTTATTTTACATTTGGACCAAACATATATAAAAAAGATCTTGTGTTTACGCAATGGAATACAGATAAAGACCCAGAACTAGAATTTTACAGAGTTTTAATATCAAATAAAAATAAAACTGCAACATTTGGAAAACTTGATGATCCAAATATTGTAACGCACATAGGTCACTATAGGTTGGGAACAAAATGATAAAATTAACATGTGATAATTTAAAACAAGAAAAGTTTCTAGATTATGAGTTTGACGCAATAGAGATAAATAATTTTTCTGTAAAAAATGATAAAAGTAAAAAGATTTTTGTTCCTGGGGAGACATACTTATTTCCAACATATTCTGCATACGGACACTCTCTTGTAGACGTATATGCACAGTTTAAAGTTCTTCAATTAAAGTATAAAGACATTAAACCATTCTTCTATGAGCAAAGCGAAAAAGGCTATTTGTTTAATGAAAGAATATTAAAAGATCAAATGTTTATGTTAGGGTACAGTGATGCAGAAGTATTAGACATATCAAAAGGTAATTATGTTTTTGAAAAAGTTATAATGTTTTTTGATATGAATAATACATTCCCAGAAGACTTTTATTCTAAAAATGGAGCCACAAGAAGTTCTCACTACTTCCCATTTTGCAACTGCTATAGAGGAACAGAGCCTTGCGGAGAAAGTAAATATTTTAAGTATAACTATTTAGCAATAGATATGCTAAAAGAAAGTTTTAAAGAATGGTTTAAAACTGAAAAAACGGAAAAGTTTTTTATTTCAAGAGAAAGATATAACAAAAAATATCAAGATCAAATAAAATACTATTCACAAAAAGCAGTTTTGTCAGATCAAGAAAAACTTATGTATCATATTGCAAAAACCAGGTCTACAGAAAAAGAAAAATATATAGAACAACTATTTAGGGAAAATGGATACAAAATTATATATGCAGAAGACTATACCCTAAAGCAGCAAGTTAAACTTTTTAGTTCTGCAAAAGTTATTGCAAGCGTTTCAGGTACTGGACTTTTTAATACCTTCTGGTGTGACAAACAGACAAAGGTGTTTGAGATTTTAGCAGTTCCAGAATATAAGTATCACTACAAGGAGTTTGCAGAGCACTCTGGAACAGATCATTCATATATTGATGTTATTTCTCTTTCTACTGAAGACTCTATTAAAAAAATCCAAGAATCTTTAGATCAAAACCTATTAAGAACTGAATTAGAAAATATTGATATGGATATCGTAAGACAGGCTATTGCAGAAAATAGAATTCATATTTTTAAGAATGTGTTTCCCAAGAGACCATCATGGGACACTCTTATGTCAGTTACTTCTAACTATGTTGAACAAGACTTAGAAAAGTTTCCAGAGAGGTCATACCTCTTAAATGATTTTGTTGAGGGCGAATCTTCTGACATGAGACTAAAATGTAGATTTTGGTCAAGGATGGCATTTCAGTTATATGATCCAGAAGATGCGTACATGTCAATAATCCCAGAACTAGAACCAGTAACTGCTTGGGCTCTTTCTGAGTATGGCTCAGACATTTATACTGGAAACTTTGGTTTAATATCTTTGATGAAAAACAGGGGAGTAGTTGGAAGCAAGCATAGAGACTATGTTGATCAGTTCCAGTGGGTAGTTAAAGGTGAAATGATTTGGCGTACTGGAGAGAACTTAGAAAATGAAGACCATGCAGTAGAGGGCGACTTTATCTTTGTTCCTAAAAATCTTGCTCACGAAGTTGAGACGACAAAGGCTCCAAGAGCAGCAATTAACCTTATTTTAAGAAACTAAAAAGCACCTATAGTTTATACCATAGGTGCCTCTAGTTATTATATTTTACTTAGGAAATTTAGCCATCCAGGACTTAGTTCTTGGAGTAATGCCCTTCCATGAGGACCAGTCTTCTCCACCCTTTGTCATATAATATGCAATCTCTGCATTTTTGACGGGATTGAATAGTTCAGCATTTGATTCAAGATCAAACTTAGTTCTACGATCAGGACCAAGGTTGTCAATCATATTAATTTGAAACATTCCATAGGATGAGTCTCCAGTCTTGTGGTTGCCATTAAAAGCCAATGGACGACCATTAGACTCCTTCTTAGCAACTGCCCAAGCAACTACAAGGTCTTTACCCTTGAAGCCTACTAGCGAAAGGAGTTCCTTTAGTTCCAAATCAGTCAGAGAAACCTTGTTCTCAAAACTCTCTAGTTTTTTTGCCTTAGAAACCAAAAAAACCTCTTTCGAGGCAGTTTCCGATGTCTGAGCCTGTTCCAGGCTAAGATTGTTTTTTGTATTTAGTTCTGGGGTAGCATTAGCAGCATTAGAAAATACACTGACAAGTGCCACGATACTGAGTGTGCTAATGATCTCTTTGTTTCTTTCGATAAATTTAATCATAGTTTCCTCCTTAGAAAACAATAACACCTTGGTAGGTGTCTATACCAAGTATAACATAATTTTGAGCCAAAAGTCAAATCTGGGTGTATAATTATTTTATTATGACCACTTATAATTTTTCTGCCACGGGAGTTAAGTACCCCCTTGAAAACTCCCCTGTAAACGTACACGGAGACTTTAAAAAACTAGCAGAATCTTTAGATGCAATTCTACCAGCGTATGGCGTATCATATTTCCAGATTGATGTAAATAATAATAGCGGATCAGCAATTGATGCAGGAGTTCCAGTTATTGCAACAAATGGAAAAGTAAATGGAAAGGTCACAATTGCAAAAGCCCTTCCATCAACCACTTCCCCAATATTGGGATTATTGAAAAATAATACAGCAAATAATTCTGATGGAATAGTCGTTGTTGCTGGAGTTATGGAAGGACTAAATACTTCTGGTTTTGCTGCAGGACAAACACTATATGTTGGTGCATCTGGAGGATTAACCAATGTTAGACCAACAGGAGGATCTGCAGCAGTTGGAATTTGTGCAGTTGCAGATAATGTTAATGGAATTGTAATAGTAGAGGCAAAAGGAAACGGTACCTGGGGAGCACTCAGAGACGGTTTGTCGTGATATAATAAACAAATGGCAACTTTTAGAAACCAACCCACAGACTCTTACGCATTAGGGGCAGCGCCACCAGAAATTAAATGGACAGTTGTTCGTGGAGACTCAGCAGCATTTCGTGTTTATGTGACTAATGATGCAAGACAGCCACTCCTTCTTGAAGACTGGCAAGTTGACATGGATATCTATAGACCTTCAACTGATGATGTAGTTTTAAGTTTAACTCCACAACCTATTGAGTTTCAAGACGAAGAAGGAAGTTTTACAGTTACTTTAACATCATCACAATCTCAACTTCTTGAGACAGGAGATATCTTCGATATACAACTCACAGAACTTCTATCAGAAGGCAGAGTTTGGACGGTAGCCAAAGGCTCAATGGTTATTGTTGAAGACATAACACAGTAATGCAAACAACTCATCAATTAGCACACGGACAAATAAAAGAACTTGACTCAAGGTCTATTCGTATAGATCACATACAGCCAAAAGCGGTTTTACTTGAAGTATTACCTTTTAGAGTTCGCTTTACAAACGTAAGTGTGTTTGGATATTCAAAAACAAATCCACCTCCAATCCCACTTCAAGTTATTGGATACAGCAACTATATTCTCTAATTAGATTAATTAAAAGGGTGATATAATTACCACATGGCTAAAGTATCAATTCCAGCAGTTAAGAGTCTATTCCAAACTGGAGATAGACCAACTCAAGAAAACTATGAAGATTTAATCGATACCGCTTCAGCACAGGCAACAGACCTTGGCTCAGCAGGTAATAATGAAAACACAATCACTGGTATTGAGAACGTAACTGTTGTTGATAACTTTGACGCTACAGTTTGGCGAATGGTCAAGTATATTGTTTCAATATCAAAGACCTCTGCAGGGGACAATAAGTTCTATGCAACCGAACTAACAATTCTCGTTGACGGTACAAATGTAAATGTCAGCGAATACGGAACAATCGACAATGATGGGAATATTGGCACCATTAATGTCTCTCGCACTGGAAATACCGTGGCCTTAACAGTCACTCCAGACCCTGCGATCAAGCCAGTCACAGTTCGTTACGCACGAATTGGACTTAAGGCATAACTAAGGAGATATAAAAAATGGCAACAGTAAATAAAGATTTTAAGATTAAGAGTGGACTCGTCGTTGAAGGCCTACAAGGTACAATCAACGGTGAGGTAATTCTTACAGAAAATGCAGGAGATCAATACATTCTTGATTTGATTGGTGGAGAAACACTAGTCAAGTCAGTATCAAACCAGTTTGATGTTTCAGCAGGTGGAGAACTTTCACTTGATCGTACAGTAGTAGATGCTTATTATGATGCAGCAGGTTCAGCAGACGATGCAGAGACAGCAGCAAACTCTTACACAGATGGAAGAGAAACAGCAATTACAACTGCTTATGAAGCATACGCAGACCAGGCAGAAGTAGACGCTAAGGCTTACACAGACACTCGTGAGACAGCAATTACAACTGCTTATCAGGGATATGCTGACACAGCAGAGGCAGATGCTAAGTCTTATGCAGATAGCCTTGCACCAAACTATGACCCAGCAGGTTCAGCATCAACAGCACAGTCTAACGCAGAAGATTATGCAGATGCAAAGATTAGCGATGCAAATGGCACTGCTACAGATAAGGCTTGGTCAGCATACAAGACAAGCACAGAAATTGGTCTTGCACAGGCAGCAGCAGAACAGCATGCAGACGATGCAGTTGCAGCCCTTGTAGACGGTGCTCCAGCCCTTCTTGACACACTTAATGAGTTGGCTGCAGCATTGGCTGATAATCCAAACTATGCAACTGATGTTGCTAACCTTGTTGCAGGCAAGCAGAACAATCTAACTGAAGGCGCAAACATTGATATTACAGACGATGTAATCTCTGTAGTTGGCCTTGATTCAGCAGACATCTCAGACTTCAACACAGCAGCAGTTGCAGCAACAGCAGCAGCATACGATATGTATGGTGCAGCAGCAGCAGCACAATCAGCAGCAGAAGACTACGCAGATGGCCTTGCAATAAACTACGATGCAGCAGGTTCTGCTTTAACAGCACAGACTAATGCTGAATCTTTTGCTACAAATGCAATTAATGATCTTGACACAGACGATATTGAAGAGGGTGCAACAAACCAATACTTCCTAGATTCTCGTGCCAAGACTTCAGCAGCAGATCTTTTGACTGGTGCAAATCTTACAAATATCACAATCACAGGATCAGGTGCAGGACTTACTATTACCGCAGAAAACGGTGTAGCAGATTCTACAACTACTGATCTTGCAGAAGGTACAAATAAGTACTTTACAGATGCTCGTGCTCGTGATGCGGTAGATGGAACAGATCGTTCATTTACTTCTGTTGAGTTAAACTCAGTTGCTAAGCAGATTGCAGCAACACTATCAGCACCTACAGCAGGAATTCAAGTAGCACACGCCTTCGCAAAGGCTGACTACCGTTCAGCAGAATACCTTGTAAAGGTTGCCTACGGAACACATACTGAAATATCAAAGGTCCTTTTGACACTTGACTCTTCAGATAACATTGCAATCACTGAATACGGAATTGTTGGAACAAATGGCTCAGCGTCATCAATTTCAGCAGGTATTTCAGGAGCAAACGTACAACTACAGGTAACAACCGCTAACAATGACTCAACAGTTACTGTTATGGGTACACTTCTAGTTTAATAAAAAATAAAAATAGTTGGAAGAAGGAGCAGTAAATGGCAACAGTCGATAAAGACTTCAAGGTCAAGAATGGGTTAGTCGTAGCAAACGGCGGTACATTCGGAAATGCAGTAACAGTAGGAGCACCAACTCTTGCTGAACATGCAGCAACTAAGGAGTATGTCGATAACCGTTCAATGGCTGTTGGCTCAACCGCTCCTTCTTCACCAACTAATGGAACAATGTGGCTAGACACTCTAACAAACAGAGTTAACTTCTATTACGAGGGTTCTTGGTATACCCAGGCAACTATCGATGATACAAATAACTTACCACAGCACATTCACGATACCGCAATTGATGGAACTGGTTTCATAGTATCTCAGTTCTATGAAGGTGGATCATTCAATAGCCCATTGGGTGTAGGTTTGGATGCAGGTGGACCAAGTACAACAACTTGGACAGTTGTATTCGATGGTGGTAGTGTAGTAGATAATTTCAATTAAAAATTGATGTTATAATAAGATAAGATAATTGGGCAGCCCCCATAAGGAGAATATAAAATGGCAACAAGAATGCAACAGCGCAGAGGAACTGCAGAACAATGGACGGCTGCGAACCCAACTCTAGCAGCAGGAGAAATCGGATTTGAAATTGATACTAATCAGTTTAAGATGGGTGACGGAGCAAACGCATGGTCAGCACTATCTTACTTTAAGAACCTAGAAGACCTAGGCGGATCTTTAGATGACTACGTTCCAGTAGCACTTGTTGGAGAGCCAGATGGTATTGCAACACTAAATGCCAGTGGACATATTCCAATTTCACAACTAGGATCACTAATTACTAATGCCCCAGGAGTCTTAGACACACTAGGAGAAATTGCTGAATTCGTTACAGCAGTAGATACAGCAGTAGATACCCACGAAGCAAAGACTCTTAATGTTCATGGCATTGCAGATACAGCGCAACTTGAAACATTAACTGGTGCACAGACAAAGGCTACAGCAGCCCAGTCAGCAGCCGAACTTACAGCAAGTAACGCACTTACTGCACACAATAATGACAGCACAGATGTTCACGGAATTGCTGACACATCAGTTTTAGCAACACAAACAAATATTTCAACAGCAATAACAGCACACAATGATGATACAACAAATGTTCATGGCATTGCAGACACAGCAGCCCTTGCAACTACAGCAGCAACAGCATCAGCAATTGGGACAGCAGTTTCTGACCACAATGCAGTTACAACAAATGTTCACGGTATTTCAGACACTGCAGCACTTGCAACTAAGACATATGCTGACGGAGCAGTTTCAACTGCAGTCTCAGCACTAACAAAGTCTTCAGTAGGCCTTGCAAATGTAGACAATACAGCAGATGCAGATAAGCCAGTATCAACAGCAGCACAAACTGCTCTTGACCTAAAGGCACCAAAGGCAGATCCAACATTCACAGGAACTGTATCAGGTGTTACAAAGGCTCACGTAGGTCTTGGAAATGTTGACAATACTTCAGATGCAGATAAGCCAGTTTCAACAGCACAGGCTACAGCAATCGCAACTGCTAAGTCAGAGGCTATTGCAGATGCTACATCACAGGTAAATGCAGTAATCGCATCTGCCCCAGCAGCACTAAATACTCTTGATGAACTTGCAGCAGCACTGGGTGACGATGCAAACTTTGCAACAACAGTAACAAACTCTCTAGCAGCAAAGGCACCGCTTGCAGACCCAACATTTACTGGTACAGTAACTGTATCAGCATCTGGAATAGCATTTTCAGACGGTACTCAAACAAAGTTGGGAGTTCCATCTGTAACAACATTTGCAACAGCAATCTCATCATCTGCAACACTTGCAGCGGGAGAAGCAGACAAGTTTGTTCCACTAACTGGAGCAGTAACGATTACACTTCCTGCAACAGGATACTCAACTGGACAGTCAATTGACTTCTACCAGGCTTCAGGAACTGGAGCACAGTTTGCTTCAACCAACAGCGTTGTAGGAACACCAGGTTTGAAGTTCAGAACTACAAACTCAGTTGTAACAGCAATGAAGACTTCAAGTGGATGGTTGGTCTTCGGAGACCTTTCAGCATAATAAAAAATTAAAGGAGATTAACTATGTCAAAACAAGCAGGTAGAATGAGCCAGTCGTCAAACGACTTCCTGGCTCCATACGCACCAACCATAGGAACAGCAACAGATGTTGGAACTAACCGTCCATATAACAATGGTGCAGCGACAGTAACATTTACTGCCACTGGTCCAAACGCAGCAGATTCTTTTACAGTTTATGCTGTTGAAGATCCAACAAAAACTGCAACTGGTGCATCATCTCCTTTAACAGTTACTGGTCTTTCATCAGCAACCAACTATACATTTAAGGTATACGGAACAAACACAGCAGGTGGCCGTGGATCTGACTCAGCAGCATCAAATCAGATCACAGCAACAACTGTTCCACAGGCACCATCTTTAGGAGCAATAACAGTCTCATGCTCTGCTCGTGCCTTGAATGATGGACTTGTAACAGTTGCAATGACAGCAAATGCAACTGGAGGAAAAGCAATCTCTGGATACTATGCAGTTTCTAATGGTGGACAAAATGCTTCTTCAGCATCCTCTCCAGTTAGCGTTACTGGTTTATTGTCAGCAACAAACTATACTTTCCAGGGAAGAGTTTCTAATGCAAATGGAAACTCTGAACTAACCGCTTCTTCTTCTGCAGTAACTGTAACAACAGTTCCAGGACAGGTTACAGCAGTTTCAGCATCATCACCTTCAGCAGGAGTAGACAGAATTACCTGGACAGCACCATCAAACGGTGGTTCAGCAATTACTCAATACAACTGGGTTTCATCTGATGGAAAATCTGGAAGCACAGCAGCAACTTCTATTGATATTTCTCAAGAACAGGGAACTGCACAGACTTATACTGTTACTGCAGTTAATGCTTGTGGAGCAGGGCCAGCATCTGGTGCTTCAAATAGCATAACAACAACATTTTCATTCGTCCCATTCGGAGTGTTTGGATTCTCCCCATTCGGAGTGTTCTCGTTCTCTCCATTTGGAGTGTTCTCGTTCTCTCCATTTGGTTTCTCCCCATTCGGAGTGTTCGGTTTCTCCCCATTCGGATTCTCACCATTCGGATTCTCTCCGTTTGGATTCTCACCATTCGGATTCTCACCGTTCTCATTCTCACCGTCTGGATTCAGTTTCACACCACGCTTCATGGCATCGCTTGCACCAATGACAAAGGTCAGAATGGCAGACGGATCTATGAAGGCTGCAGAAGACGTTTACGTCGGAGATGTACTAATGTCTGTAGAACTTCCAGAGTTTGCAAACTCTTACACAACAGAAGAATTGATGGCTTGGACATCAACGCAAGATATTGCAGACCTAACGCTAACTACCACAACAGTTAATAAAGTAACGATACATCCTTCTGATAAAGTAATTAGCGTTAATGAAGATGTCTTCTCTCCAAACCACCTTATATTGATAAAGAGAGACGCTACGGTATTCATGTGTAGAGCAGACAACCTAACTCCTACAGACCTAATTTGGGATTATTCTACCAATGGATGGGCAGAAATATCAGTACTCGAAATGCATGATTATGATCACACAGTTATTACTATTAACTGTGAGCCTAACGACCTATTCTTTACACATAGTGCACTAACGCACGACGGTAACGAATGGAACCCAAATCAAGCATAAACGGTATACATTTTTTTAATGGTATAATTATTACACTACTAGAAAAGGGTAAAGAATGAATAGCAATAGCCTTCCACCAAACGATAACGGCATGCCACAAAAACTAGATTGGGGCACAGCGTCTGTAAGTAAGTCTAAGAAACCTCACAAGTTTTTTGAAAGACATTTAGACAATAACTTAATGATACTATCTGCAGAATTACAAGATAGGTACAAGAAGATTGAACAAGCAAAGTTAATAGGAATAACAGAAGTTAAAGATAATGAACTTTGGAAGCAGTCAAATAGCGTATCTACAATGAAATGGAGAGAGTACAACGTATTTCAATTCCATTCAACAGGACTGCATAATCTTTACAAGTCTATTCGTGAAATGACACAAGAAGCATGCGAGTATTATGAAATAGATTTTGATAGGCAAAAGTTTATGGTTCAGGGATGGTTTAATATAACACATTCTGGAAAAGGTAAACTAGATTGGCACGATCATGGACCTTCAGGGGCTCCAAACTTTCATGGGTACTATTCTGTAAGTGCAGAACCATCTATAACTCATTACAGAGTTTTTGATAAAGAAATAGAAAACCATAATGTAAATAATCGTGCAATCCTTTCTGAAATGGGACATCCACACGCTATGGCAGACTGGGACTGGGAAGGTCCTAGAATAACTGTTGCTTATGATCTAACACCTCTTGCAGATTTAAAGAGATTTGGTATGGATCAAGAGCAACACTGGATTCCTTTAGTATAGTGAAAACAAAAAAAATAGTTTGTTTTTTACTTGGTCATAAAATTGTTCAAGAATCTTGTCCAGTTACAGATGCCAAGAAAACATATTGCAAAAGATGTTCTCCAGTTGTACACAATTCTCGTGTAACATTTTCTTAATATAAACTATAGGTTTACATAGAGTTTTACTTTTTATAAAACTCTGCTATACTTAACACTTAATCCGTTTTTGAAAGGACGATACACATTATGTCAGATTTTTTTAGTTTTAAACTTCCAGAGGACTTCGTAGAAAAGTACAAAAGCCAAGAAAGCCCATTTGGGTTTAAGGATGCAGCAGAAAATTCACTTGGAGAAATTACTTTTATTCGTACATATTCTCGCATGAAGGAAGATGGAACTAAAGAAAGATGGCACGAGGTGTGTCGCCGTGTAATCGAGGGTATGTATTCAGTACAGAAGAATCATGCTAAAGAAAACCGTTTACCGTGGAATGATTACAAAGCACAGAAGTCTGCACAAGAAGCATTCCAAAGAATGTTTGAATTAAAATGGACACCACCAGGTCGTGGCATGTGGGCATTTGGAACCCCTATGACTATGGAGAAGAAGAACTCAGCAGCACTACAAAACTGTGCAATGGTTTCAACAAAGGACCTTGATAAGAATGATCCAGGAGCCTTGTTTGCCTGGGTAATGGATGCATTGATGCTTGGCATTGGTGTAGGGTTTGACACAGTAGGACAGGATAAGAATTTCTCAATCTATACCCCAACAGAACCAGAACAGGTGTTCGAAATTCCAGACACTCGTGAAGGCTGGGTAGAGTCAGTACGCCTTCTCATTAACTCTTACTTGAGAGCAAACCAGAGTATTCAGAAGTTTAACTACGATTTAATCAGACCTCTTGGAGCCCCTATTAAGGGCTTTGGAGGCGTTGCATCAGGGCCTGCACCTCTTATCAAGTTGCACGACCAGATAGACCGTGTAATCGGCTCCAGAGGCGGAGAAACACTAGACTCTCGTGCTATCGTAGACCTTGTAAACCTTATTGGTACCTGTGTGGTATCAGGCAATGTTCGTAGATCAGCAACACTTGCTTTGGGTACAGCAGGAGATGAAACATTTATGAATCTAAAGAATTCAGAGATGTTCCCAGAGCGTAACTCATTTGATCCAGAGAATCCAGGTTGGGCTTGGATGTCTAATAATTCTATTTCAGCAGAAGTGGGAACAAAGTACGAAGACTATGTAGATTTAATTACAGAAAACGGAGAACCAGGTTTTATCTGGCTTGATGTTGCTCGTAATTATGGACGACTAAAGGATGCGCCAGACGGTAAGGATTATCGTGTGATGGGATTTAACCCATGTGCGGAGCAGCCATTGGAATCATACGAACTATGTACACTTGTAGAAGTGCACTTGAATCGTCATGAATCTAAGGAAGATTTCCTGCGTACCCTAAAGTTTGCATACCTTTATGGAAAGACCGTAACTCTTGTTCCAACACACTGGCCACAAACAAACGGCATTATGCAACGTAATCGTCGTATTGGTACATCACTTACTGGTATTGCATCATTTGCAGATCAAAAGGGTTTGCCAATTGTTCGTGAGTGGATGGATGAAGGCTACAACAAGATTCGTCACTATGATCACCAGTACTCTGAGTGGCTATGTGTTCGTGAGTCAATTCGTGTAACAACGGTTAAGCCATCAGGATCAGTTTCAATTCTTTCTGGTGCAACTCCTGGAGTTCACTGGGGACCTGGAGGAAACTTCTTCCTTCGTGCAGTTCGATTTGGAAACACAGATCCAATGATGCATCTGTTTAAAGCAGCGGGGTACACAATTGAAGACGACGTAGTATCAGCAAACACATCAGTTGTATACTTCCCAATTAAGTCAGGTCATCCAAGATCTGAAAAGGATGTTACATTATTTGAGAAGATTGCTCTTGCTGCAACTGCTCAGAAGTATTGGTCTGACAATGGTGTTTCTGTAACACTTTCATTTGACAAGGAAACAGAGTCAAAGCATGTTGTTCCAGCACTGCATATGTATGAGGGACAACTAAAGGCAGTCTCATTCCTACCAATGGGAAACCATACATATCCACAACAGCCATATACTCAGATTACTGAAGAGCAATATGAGTCATATATTGGCAAGTTGAAGCACATTGATTTTGCTGCTATTTATGATGGAGCAGAAAATCTTGAGGCTCAAGGTGAGATGTACTGCACTACAGACTATTGCGAAATAAAGATTGGAAAATAATGAAAATAGTTAAAGGGTTTATAGAAAAATCAGATTTAGACATAGTTCAAGAGTATATTAAAAATATAAAATTTCATACAAGGGAAGACCATGTACCATTGCACGATAATTTATTTGACAACGATGGTACAAAGTTTGACATACATACTCGTGGAGAAATGCCAGACAATGTTTTAGATGTTTTTTCAAAGTACTCTAGATCCTACTACGATATAGTTCAATCCGAAAATGAAGATTTATATCATCCACCAATGTTTTCTAAGCACTACATAGCAAGATATAGAAGTGGCGCATTTGCAGAGCCACACAACAATGAAAAGACAAAGCCAGAAGGAACCTACTATTCTTTTATTGTTTGGCAAAATGCAGAAGATGGAGGAGACTTTATCTTCCCTGAGTTAGATAAATCTTTTAAGCCAGAGCCTGGAGATCTTGTCTATTTTAAAGAAAAGTTTGAAAATAACCATGGTATAACAAAAATAATTTCTGGAGATCTATTCTTGTCAGAAGCCTGGATGGGTAAAAGAGGTCAACACTGGATGGAAAATAAAGCATCCTATGAAGAAGTTGACTGGGAAAACTGGGAAATAAAGGGTTTTTATGAATGACCAAATAAAAGTTATAAGAGGGTTCATGGACCCAGAAGATGCGATGCTTGTTTCAGACTATGCCAGGTCTGTCGATTCCTCTTTTACTGAGTTTGGTAATGGTGAAAAAGAGTTTACATTTCATGCAAAATTTGAAGACTCAGATATTCAAAGCCTTTTAAATTTTTATGGACAACTTTCTTTGAAGTTTGTAAGAGATAACTACGTGGGCCCATTCCAAGATTATGATAGCACCAAAACCCATATTGCTAGATTTAGTCAAGGGGATGGAATGCACGAACATTTTGATTCCACAAAGCCTAATGACATAGCAACTTTAATATATTTAAACAATGATTATGTAGGGGGAGAAATATACTTCCCAGACTATGACGTACACATTAAGCCTGATGCTGGAGATCTTGTGTGTTTCCCAGATACTCCAGATTTTGTCCATGGTGTTAAGCCAATAACTGAGGGTATCAGATATACGGCACCACGATGGTTCACACGCATAGTGTGATAAAATAGACCTATAATGTCTAATCCGTCAAATCTATATGCAGAAAAAATTTATGCAGAGCACCCCATCGCTCTTTGGTCCCTTGATGACAAGGCTGACTATATAAGCCTAATAGACGAATCAGATCGTAATATCAACTTGTGGACTATAACAAATGGAACATCCACATCACATTCTTTATTTGATGAGCCATTTCCAGAAAGCCAAACTACAAAAATAACTGGTGTTTTGACAGAAGATGATTTTGGGCAGATAACTTGCATAAGCAATAACATTGTTAACTTTTCTTCATTAAATAAAACATTATCAACATTTTCAATTGGGGCATTCTTTAACTCGATAAGTGCCTATGCCTCTAGTTTTGAAATAGGGTATGAATATTATGACACAACATCTGGAAGCACAATTCAAAGGCTAAAGTCTTATACAACATCTGTTCAGGGTAGATGGTTTTTTATATCAGAAACATTTGACATTCCAGAAGATAATACTGAGTTTAGAATTGTTATAAAGATTAATTACATAGGGGGTGCGTCAACTACGGATGACTATGAGTTTTTGATAAATGGAATTACTGCTGGACAGTGGTGTGAAGAATTTAACTCTTCATCTCTTGGAGTTCAAAAGTCTGCATTGCCGTCAAGTATTGCATTGCCTTCATCTTTTGGAATTGAGGCAGATGCTTATGGACTTCAAGAAAACAAAGCATACTACATAGTTAAAGACAACAGCCTTGTAGCAAAAAATACAGGAATCCCACTTGTTTATGGTGCATCAAACCTAACAAAACTTTTACCAAACCCAAATATGCCATCCCTTATAATTCCAGGATTGGGGTTTTTATCTGAAGCGGGGCAGTACAAAGAATATACTCTAGAGGCATGGTTAAGAATTAATTCAGACTCAGTTACGAAGAAGCGAATAATTGGCCCAATTGCTTCTACTGATGGAATATATGTAGAAGGACCTTTTATTATTTTAAAAATTGGAGATAGTTCTGGATCTTACTATGTTGGAGAGTGGACTAGACCAATGCTCATTCACATTAGATTTTCAGAAAATAGTTCATCACTTCTTATAAATGGTGAGCAGGTTATATCTTTAAACTATCTTAGTTCTGAACTTGTGTTCCCTTCAAAATTAAACTCATTGTCAAAAGATCAGGACTGGATAGGATTTTATGCATACGAGGATGTTTCGCCAATAGAGGTAGATTGCGTTGCAATATATACCTATCAAGTTCCAACAATTCTTGCTAAAAAAAGATTTGTTTATGGTCAGGGAGTTGAGTTTCCAGAAGGCATTAATCAGGCATACAGTGGCTCATCTGTGTATATCGACTATCCTTTTGCAGACTATACAAATAATTACTCATACCCAAATATAGGCAAGTGGGGTCAGGCAATCGTTGATAATCTTAGTGTTGAAAATAATCTTTTATGCACACCAGACTATAAACTTCCAGAAATAGTTTTAGGATCTTCAAATATAGATCAGTTATATTCTGATCTTGAAGACATTCAAAATGAAACAAATAAGTTTTTTTCCTTTGATTCCGTAGCAAGCGGATATATGTACTTTGATAATCTAAACTTTTTAAATCAAAAGGTTAGATCCTTTTATGGATCTTTTAAGTTTTTAGAAGAGCCAACATCAACACAGATACTGTTTAGGATAGAGTCTGAAAATTCATCAGACTACTTTGAGGTATCTACACAAAACAAAAATGTTGTGTATAAGTTAAAGTATGGATCAACAGAAGAAGTTCTTGCAACATTTTCTTGGTCAGGCTCAAACCCATTTACTGGAATAGCGATAGAAGAAATGTTTTCTGTTGGATTAGATATAGACAAAGCCTCTAAGTATTTTGGAGGAAATCTTGCATCATTCTTTGGCAATATCAACACCCTAAAGTTTTACATAGGTGGAAGGTCAAACTTAACACAAACCTTTACTGGTAAAATATACAAGGTTGGTTTTTGCACAGCAAGAAATCATAAAAAGATTGAGTATTTATTTAATGAAAGAGGAATACCTCTAAACGATGAGAGCGTCTTTGATTTGTACTCAGATACAATAGATGTGGCGTACAACTCTACAGATAATTATTTTGGAACCAATGAGGCAGAGTGGGACCAAGTAGTTGACTCTGGAAGCGTAGACTCGTACCCACTGGAAGGTTTCCAGGTACACACAGCAAGTTATACACTTTCTCCTTCAAGTTACTTTGATAAATATGCACTAGATATAGATATACAAGGTTATTGGGAAGACTATATTCCTCTTACATACTTTGCTCAATATGTGGAAGATGAAAAAAACAGTTCATATTATGACTTAGATCTTCTACAGTTTAACCTTAACTATCCAGCACCATCAAACTTTATTGAAGAAGAACAAACTGGGGAATGGACATATAGAGAATTAACCGATGAGTATAACCTGCCAATTCAAAGGACTTATCAGTCATTAGATAATCAGTTGTTTACTGGTTACTTAAACTACGATGATTTAAAAAATAGAGCATATAAAAATTACAAGTATGACACATCAAACTCTTTGGTAAAGTCTTATGTAACATTTCAATATATAGCAAATGGGGCAAACCTTTCAGAGTCAAACTTTGTTAATATAGAAAAGCCATCAAACGATTCCATTGTTGTTCCAGGAGAAAACTGGATGAGTACAAAGTATGAAGTTGTAAATAACATGATTATTTATCCACCAAAGGATGTTCGTGTTTTGGACCTTGCTATAGTAACTCACTTAGATTTTAACGTAAAGGGAATTATAAATAACAGGGTAAAGATAAGAAATCTAGAATATGCTTCCCAAGCCTTTAACTCAACATCTCCAAACCCAATTGGTACAAGATTTGGAAATGAAATTTATCCATATAGGAAGTCTGGATTCTACTATGACTACAAATCTAGAAATCCGTTTACAATTTACAAGGGCAGTTCTCCTTATCTATATCTTACACGGTACACAGGGATCGAACTAAAAGGAACCTACGACCCAATAATTAATCGTGGTCTTTCTATTCCCATTAACAAAGAGATGTCAAGCAATTACAAAGTAATGGCTATGCAAACAGCAATACGCTATGACCAAGACGCTTTCCCTTATGCTTCAACAGAGATATTTGAGATTAAAGCAAAAAACACACATATTAAGTTTTATATGGTTGCAATACATCCTAGCGGAGAAAGAGCAAAGATATATGCTGTAAATGTTAAAACTGGAAGGCTTGAAGACGGCATTGGATTTTATTGGAACGGTAAATTAGTAAAAGAGCCAGTAATCACAGTTAAGGAGTGGGGGTTCCTTGGAATTGCATTCCCTACACTGCTAGACTTTAATTCTAGGGTTGGGTCAATTAACCTAAATGGACCTATCACATTTAACACAATATCTTACTACCAGTCAACCAACCTTCAAGAGGTTCAAAAGGTAGATGTTCGACCTTGGTTTGCTGTTAAGTATGCAATCCCCCTCACTCTTGAGTGGGACTACTGGAAGACATCTCCATCTGTCTGGGATGGTGTTCTAATTCTTTCTTCAACAAGTTATTACGGAGTAGACCCATCTACTATTTATAAGAGTTATACTGGAACAAATAAGATAATTGTTGATACTGACAAGGTTTTTACGGTTAATGGATACGAATATACAGTCTATAAAGGTATCACATCGAAACAAATAACCTCTGATGCTGTCTAATGTGGTATACTTATTGATATGAATATGGAAGATCCACGTAAAAAGAAGAAGCAACTGCCCAAAATGAAGGGGCAAGTGGGCGAGTCCCGTGCAAAAGTTATTGAAAAGCATTATGACTGGGGTCTATATGTGTATAAGAAGGCTAACGGTAAGTGGTTTACGGATGGAACAGGTTCAGTTCTCAACATTGAATCAATGAAGGGTGACATCCTCCAAATCTCTAAACTCAAAGAAGCAGCAAAATATTACGGGGATGAAGGAGATGGAGAATGCATCTTCGTCCCAGGACTAACAAGAATTTCAGAAGAAGAATACTCTGAGCAAAAACAAAGAATGGCAGAAGGTCTGATTCCTTCTCTTAATGACCTTGGTGCAGTTCAGGCAGCCAAGGACACAATTGCTAAGTATGGAAGTGATGACTAATGAGTGAAGAAAAAGAATTTTTTATTAGAGCAAAGACAGACAGCCCACTTCCAGAAGATGATACATTTACAAAGCAGGACCCTTTTAATCAGTCTTGGGATGTAATTAAAGACCTACAGGGACTTGACTCAAACTTTAAAAGAAGAACTTCCCGCATCGTAAAGGGAGAAGCAACACAAGGCTATATTGATAGTTCACGAGCAGAAAGCACAGGTCGTGATGGGGCAAAGTCTAAAGAAATTAACTCAGGAACAGTATTTAGAAATGCCTATGGACTCTTTGATGTAATTACGCCTCCGTGGAATCTTTATGAACTTGCAAGTTTTTATGACACCTCTTTTGCTAACCATGCAGCAATTGATGCAAAGGTTGAGAACATTGTAGGTCTTGGATATGAGTTTAAGGTTTCACAAAGAACAATGCTTAAGTTAGAAGCATCAGAGCCAAAGACAGCAGAGAATGCACGTAAGAGAATTGAACGAGCAAAGATTGAACTAAGTGATTGGCTAGAATCGCTAAACACAGAAGACTCATTTACAACAACCATGGAAAAGGTTTTTACAGATCTTCAAGCAACAGGTAACGGGTACCTTGAAGTAGGTAGAACTGTTCGTGGTGATATTGGATATGTTGGACATATCCCTTCTACAACAATGCGTGTTCGTCGTCTTCGTGATGGCTTTGTCCAGGTTATTGCAAATAAAGTAGTTTACTTCCGTAACTTTGGAGCAAGTAACCCAAACCCGCTTGGAACAGATGCTCGTCCTAACGAGATCATTCACTTTAAAGAATACTCACCACTTAATACATTCTATGGAGTACCAGATATTATGTCTGCAATCGGATCACTTCATGGAGACCAACTTGCGTCACAGTACAACATTGATTACTTTCAGAATAAGGCAACTCCCAGGTATGTTGTAACACTTAAGGGCGCTAAGTTATCTGCTGAAGCAGAAGACAAGATGTTTAGATTCTTACAGACTGGTCTTAAAGGACAGAATCACAGAACTCTTTACATACCGCTTCCTGGTGACTCAGACACTAACAAGGTAGAGTTTAAGATGGACCCTGTAGAAAATGGAATCCAAGAAGCATCGTTTAAAGAATACCGTAAGCAAAATAGAGATGACATTCTTGTTGCACACCAAGTTCCTCTTTCTAAGATTGGTGGTTCTGACTCTGCAGCAATCGCAGCAGCACTGTCTCAAGACAGAACATTTAAAGAGCAGGTTGCAAGACCAGCACAAAGAAATCTTGAGAAGATGATCAACAAGATAGTAAAAGAAAAAACAGATATTCTGGAGTTTAAGTTTAATGAACTTACACTTACAGATGAGATTGCTCAGTCACAGATTATTGAGAGACTTGTTAAGACTCAGGTTATGATGCCAAATGAGGGAAGAGAACTTCTTGGACTTCCTCAGATAGAAGGCGGAAATGAACCGTTTGATCCAAAGCCAGAACAGGCAGCAAACGATAATGCAGACCGTGCAAGGGACACCGAAAGAACTAACAACCAGTCTGATGGACCAGCCACAGTAAGTGGAAGAAATCCAAAAGGCGAAGGTCGTAAATCTGACGACGTGTCCGATATGTCCAAATAGTGATACTTTAGAAAAAAAGGGTATATAATAGAATAACCATGATTATATCAAAAGCGCATTGGAATTCAGATGGTGATAATATTCGCCTATCTATGCCTTTAACCAAGGTAGATAAAGAACGCAGAATTGTATCTGGTTTTGCATCCCTTGACAACCTTGATAAGCAAGACGATATCGTAACTGCAGAAGCAAGCATGGCAGCATTTGCAAAATTCCGTGGGAACATTAGAGAAATGCATCAGCCAGTAGCAGTAGGCAAGATGGTAGATTTTAAAGAAGATAAATATTTTGATCCAGAGACAAAGAAATTCTATAAGGGAGTATTTGTTTCAGCATATGTTTCAAAGGGTGCTCAAGATACTTGGGAAAAGGTTCTCGATGGAACACTTACAGGTTTTTCTATTGGTGGACGAATGAACAAGTGGGACGATGCCTATGATGAGAAGTCAGATAAGTCAATCAGAGTTATTAAGGAATATGATTTGGTAGAGTTGAGTCTTGTAGATTCCCCTGCTAATCAATTTGCAAACATTGTGTCGGTTGAAAAGGTAGATGGTGTAGATGTTATTAAAGGTGACTCAACTGTCCTAGAAAATGTTTTTTACGATAAGCAAAATGGTATTGTTATAGCATCTGAAAATGAATCAGAACTTAGCCCAATTACTGGTGAGCAGATGGAAAATATAGGGTTCGTTGAAAAAACGGATAGTGAAAAAACAAACATGATAAAATTCTTAGTTGATAGTGCTAAAGGCATTAATACTTCTAAGATTAACAAGGAGGTACAACCTATGACAGAAAACACAGAAACAGTTGCAGAAGTTATTGAAACAGAAGCATCAGTAGAAGTAGCAAAGTCAGAGGTCGCTCCAGAGGTTGATGCCGTAGTTGAGGCACCTACAGAAGAAGTTGCTAAGGCTGATGAAGCCCCAGCATCTGAAGAAGTTGCAAAGTCTGAAGAGACTCCTGCAGCAGATGTAGTTGAAGAAGTTACAGAAGTATCTAAATCAGATGAAGCAATTGTTGACTCAGTTGCAGAAATCAAGAACACTCTAGAATCAGCCTTTAGCGATCTAGTTTCAACAGTTAAGTCTTTGCAGGCCGAAGTAGAAATGCTTAAGTCTTCTAAGGTAGATGTTGAAACAGCAAAAACATCATTTGAAGCAGTTGCAAAAGATATTGCAGCAGTGTCAAGTGAATTTAATGAATTTGGTAAGCGTGTGGAACTTGTAGAGCAAGACACTGCTTTCCGAAAGTCTGGCGATCTCGGCGAGATAGTACAGAATCAACCTGAAACGGTTGAAAAATCCCTATGGGGCGGTAGTTTCCTCAAAACAGCCGACTTATTTAATTAAAAAAACAATAAGTAAAAAATCACAGGAGGTGACAATATGTCGGAACAAAATATAGAAAAGAACCAGCCTGGAACTTCAGGTAATCTTGGTGGAACAGCACCAGGACTGTATCAGGGACAAGGTGCATTCGCATCTGGATCTGAAGCAGGTTCAAACGTACCAGGTAATTACACCGATGGTGGTGTCTTGGGTAATATCCCAACAGCACTATCAGGAGTAACATCTGGACCAAATGCAGTTAACCCTTCAGGTGAGGCTGGATCAGGTATCCTACGCCCAGAGCAAGCACGTCGTTTTATCGACTACGTGTGGGATGCTACCATTCTCGCCCAAGATGGCCGTCGTGTTACTATGAGAGCCAATACAATGGAACTCGAAAAGGTAAACGTCGGAGAGCGTGTTATTCGTGCAGCAGC